AAGTATTTCCAGACGATGCTGTAAAGTTATGTACTGCTGTTAAAACTTCTGTTTTAAAACTGTTACATACTGCCGATGTTATTGCCATAATATTTTTCTCCTAATTTTACTGAGGCGCTGACTCGATTGGAATTCTTATTGTACCATCCGTGTAATCGTCTCGTCTTCGTCTTCCAATTTGCATTGCTGCAAACTTTTGTAGTTCAGTTTTATATCTATTTTCATATAGTGTCAACATATCAGTTGGACCTTTTAAAAACATAAATGCTTCTATTAAACATGCATATAATAGACCCTGTGGAAAGTAATTACTTAAATAAGTATTAGAATTACCATCACTACCAGAACCTAATCCTGTAGGCATTGCGTTATAATGTATAATATATTTGTAATTAGCATCAGGTGTTGGAGCCACATATATAGCACCAGATGTAGCTGTGTTGGCTCCTGTTGTAGCACCACCATACATAGAATAGTATTTAGGTAGACCTTCTACATCCTGTCCTGTAGAACCACCAGAAGGACCTGTAGCTTCTCCAACATATTCAGTTATAAAAGTTTGATCACGTCTTTCTAACCAAAAACCTTGTTCTGTAACTGCTGTTGTAGAATTAAAAACTTGAACTCCTCTAACAAATAATGTTTTTGTAGGAACTGTAATACTATTAAAACCTTGTGAAAATTGTGCTTCTGCTTGAACTCTGTCTGAGTCCATAGGAACATCTAAATTAATTCTGTGTTGAGCAGCCATAATAAAACCATCAACAATAGTTTCTGTAAATACATTAGCATCTACTTCAGTATAATCTCTTATAGCTGTTACTAATGTTGAATATGAATATGTTGATACACCTGCCATAATTAACCTCTATCATTTACGGGTCCAATTGTACACTGAAAACCGCCTCCTGTTGCTGTGCTTGTAGCATTAGATACTAAAGGCACAGTTAATGAATTATATAATGTTTCTGTTTGAGATGTTTTAGGACCCACAATTACTGTTGTTCCAACAGCTGTTGCTAAATAAGATCCGTATACTTTTGCTCCACTAGCGTGTGTTCCTGCAGTTGTAGCTGGAGGAGTAGCTCCTCTATAAGGGGCTGCCGTTCCTCTAGTGCATCCTGTTAAATCATTAGTTGATTTTCCTGTGTATTGAATAGTTTCATTTTCATAAGCTCCAGATGTACTATTTACTTTTTCAATTACAATGTATCCTGATGTTGGAAATTCTGATGCATCAGTTAAAGTAATTGTTGTATCCGAAGCAGTAAGTGTTTCATTTAAAGTTGTAGCTAATTCAAATGTAGATACCACAACGCCTCCAACATTTTGTTTAACAGCTTGAAATCTTACATAAGAAGTTCCTGCGTTTAAACCATTGTTTGGAAAAGATACACTTAAAGTTGTTGATGCAGCGGTAGTTGTAAAAGGATTTTCTGGTAAAATATCTTGTACTGCAAATTCTGTTCTTGCAGGTCTTGCGTGTAATAAAGCTTGTGGATCTGCGCCTACTGGATGTGGTTCTAATTGGGGTTGTTTAGCTTCAAATTCAGATGTGTGAACCCAGGCTCCTGTCCATTCTTTAACCATTTCTTTATAAGGAAACGCGGCCCCTGATCTATCTGAGATAGAGAGTGCTCTACTTCCTTTTGCAAATCTAGCCATAATTAAACTCCAGGGTAATATGCTTTAGGAGTAATGTAAGTACTAGCTGGAGAGCCATCTTCGGCTAACGCTCTAGCAAATTCATCCTCATATAATAATTTCATTTCTTGTGTTCTTTGGGGTGCAAATTTCATAGATAAATAATAAGTTAATCCTGCAACCATTGCCGGAACAAATCTATAAGGGGTATCAGTTGCATTAGTGTAAGCTCCAACATCTTGAATTCTTTTTACATAATGAATATTTAAATAATTACTTGCAGCAGTTGAGTTAGGTAAAGGGTAAAGTGTTATCGTAACTTTATCAATAAATCTTTGTATCCAAAATTGTGATGGTGTTCCATTAGCTGCTTTATTTGCTGTTGCAGCATAAGCGTCTCTTGCAACTTTAGTTAAACCTGTATCTGATTGAGAAGTTGTATTATAATTTTGTCTATAGTTAACATTTAAAATATCTGTAATACCGTAAACATTTGTTGTTGGTACTGTGGTTGCTTGAGGTGAAGCGGCTGCGGCTGCGGCACTATCAACTGAGTTTCTATAAAAAGTATAAGTACCTGCACCTTCGTCAGTTGCATTTACATCAGTAGTTGAACCTACTATTAAATTAATATTAGTGTTTCCAATTTCCCAAAAGTGTGCACCTCTGTTTCCCCATTCTTGAAATAAAATATTTAAAGATCTCTTGGCTGTTTTTAATTGATGTCCAGCAGTTCCTACTAAACCAATACGCTCATAAGCGTCTTGTATAATTTCATCAATAGAAAAGTTCTGATCAAATGCATAAGCTCCTGAAGTTGTATTAGACATTTAATACTCCTTTAAAATGTTCCTACTATATAAAAGAAATCACAGTTAGTTACATCTGCATATATTCCAGTGTTAGCATAAATACCTGCTCCTGGTAAATTAAATTCCATAATTTCATTAGCTGCTGTTCCAAACTTACCATGAAAAATTAATGCAGAAGCTGTTTTAGCAGTCCCTATTTCATTATAAAGTTTAATTTCAGCATCTGCTGCAGAAGCTTGAGCATATATAGTCATAATATTTGCTTTAGTAATGTTGGCTGCTGAACCGGCTACGAGTGCTTGCACTTGTCCGTCTGCTGCTAACACAACTGATTGTCTTACTTTTGATGTTATTGACATAATTTTATTCTCCTTAAAATTTTGTAGAGGCCCCGAAGGGCCTCTTAATTATTTATTATGCTTCTTTTGCCCAAACACCTTGAACGTCTACAACTGTCCAAAAAACAGTTGAGTTCAAAGATGCAAGAGTAACAAAGTCACCTACTTTAGATGTAGATTGTGTATTAATAAGATCTTTATCGTCTGTTAAAGATCCAGCATACAAAATACCATCCGCAGCATTAGGACTAATTGTAAAAGTGTTAACGCCATCTTGTGCAGTATTTACAAATGTAATTACTCTTCCGATTGAGATTGCAGGTAAAGTAAAAACAACACCATCAGTTTTTGATGTAAGTGTTTTTCCTGAATCACCGTTTGCTACAGTATAGCTAGATTCTTTTTTTTCAATATTAAATCCAGTTAAACCTGCTTCATTGATTTTCCCTTGAAGTACGGGTCCTCTAAATAGAGTTGTTGCCATGATATATTCTCCTAGTTATTATGAATACTGTCTCTAGGCCGTCCACTATATTAGGTCAGCATTCAATTAATTTATTATATAGTAAGTAAGTAGTACACTAGATTTGAATAGAGTGCAAGAGATCCTACGGTAAAAATGCGATTTACGCGATGTAGCTTTGGTGACTTAAGTAGCTACAGAAACTTGTGGAGCAGAGTTTTCAACTCTATTTTGAACGTCAGCAATTCTAGCTTCTTCAAGCTTTATGTCAGTAATGACCTTTTTAATCGTGTCATCAATCCTAACCATTTCAAGAGTATATCTGTTATTATCCAGATGCTCCTGTTGCCACTTCAACTCCAAGTACCTTTTTTGTTTGTATAGGTCTCGTATCATTAATAACCTCTTCATAAGTTATTCTATTTAATCCCGGATGATAACTATCTCCGAGATGTTCCCAAACTATACTCTTTTCTCCTAGTTTGTCAAGTATAACTTTTTCAATATTTTCAACTGAATCATCAACATGTTCAATACTAAATTTAGCATGGTAGTTGTAGGCCCAGATATTGATTAGAGTTTTTTTCATAATTTTTCTTTCTACTATTAAAATGTGGCCGAAACATGTCCGGCCACAAAATGATTATTGCTTACGCACCTTCACAACCGTAGATACCTCTAAAGTCAGAAACGCCGAAAGCGTATCTTTCTCTAGCTTTGTATCTAACATTGCCTGTATCGAAGTCTCCTTCCATTGAAGTAGTCAATGGAGTTCTTGAGAACATCTTCATACCATTAGGACAATCTGTAATGATGTACCAAGAATCAGAATCAGTTAGGAAGTTGTTCACTCTGTAACCTTGAGGAATCATACCCATTGAGTTGATTGCATTGATGTCATTATCAGCTGTTTGAGTTCTACCTTGAGACTTCATAAGTCTTTCAGCATTGAACTGATTCGCAGAAGGAATTATCATTTTAACTCCTTTTGCAGCTATTCTCAAACCTCTTTCATCAGTTAGAGCAGCGATATCAATCAATGCTTGTTCTAATGAAGTTTCGTTTAAGTCCGCTTGAGTTGCTAAA